CAAGAGCTTTAGCTAGATCAATGGCAAACACGAAGCAAGTAAAAGCTGCAAACGTGCTTAACAATGGTTTCTCAACTTCCTTCCCAGGAGGAGACGGAAAACCTCTCATGACAACTGACCACCCAACTTTAACAGCTGGCGATCAGTCTAATGAACCAAGCACTGCTGCTGACTTAAACGAAACTTCGTTAGAGAATGCATTAATTGATATCTCCGCATTTAAAGATGAAAGAGGTATCAAAGTAAATGTACAAGCTAGAAAGCTAATCGTTCCACCACAATTACAATTTGTGGCTGACAGAATATTAAATTCTCCAGGAAGAGTAGCTACATCGGATAATGACATCAACGCTATGAAGAACATGGGAATGTTCCCAGAGGGTTATGTTGTTAACCACTATCTAACTGATACAGATGCTTTCTTTATCAAGACTGATGCCCCTAATGGTCTAAAGCACTTCGAAAGAGCTGCAATGACAACTGGAATGGAAGGTGACTTCGAAACTGGTAACGTTAGGTATAAAGCTAGAGAAAGATATTCTTTTGGCTTTAGTGATTGGCGTGGAATCTACGGATCTCCAGGTGCTTAATCAGGAAGCGTAGCTTAGGAAAGGGGTCTTCGGATCCCTTTCTTTTTTATAAGTATTACTATAGAATAAATTCGACTAGGATAAATAATTTGTTTTATCGACTGACCTAGCAGACTAGCCGAGACGATAAGACTTATTTCCAAAGGAGGAAATTATGGCAAATTCGACTTTTAGCGGACCAGTCCGTTCAAAAAATGGTTTTCAAACAATATCAGAAAATGCTACTACAGGAACAATTACAGTAACCAGTGGTGACAAGATGGCTGTTGAAGCAACAGGCAGTGCTGGTATAGAAGGTACAGCAGCAGTGTACATCACTCAAGTCGATAGACTTCACAGTGACACAGACACAAATGTTAACATCGTTAAGTCCACGATTATGATTGACCTAACAGGTTTAAAAGATGGTGGAACTGCTGGAGACATTATTGGTAAAGATGGTTCTGGCGTTGCGTTTATTGCGCAAGTCACAACTGCTAACCAAGGAATTGTATTCGGAGTCACTATGACTTGTTTAGAAACACCAGCTGGTGGTAGTACAGATATAGATCTATATTCTGCTACTGAAGGCACAGGTGTTAATGATACAGCTATTGGTGATCTAACTGAAACACAAGTTATTAATGCAGGTGCTGCTTCAGCAGGTACTCTGGTTGCTGGCGGAGATATCGCAGCTGATCAATATTTGTATCTTGTGAGCCAAGGCACAGGCGACGCTGCATATACTGCTGGTCGTTTTATGATAGAGATAATTGGCTACGACGTAGCTTCGTAAGGAGTAAATTATGGCAGATGCAGTAACATCAACAACAATACAGGATGGTGATAGGATAGCTGTTTTACAGCTGACTAACACATCAGATGGTACTGGTGAAAGTGCAGTCACAAAAGTAGACGTTAGTGCTTTAGCTGCTAACAGTGCCAATGGCCAAACTTGCACAGGTGTAAAGCTTGGAAAGATTGTTTATTCAACTTTTGGCATGAGTGTCAAACTTTTATGGGTTGCAGATACCAATACTATTTGTTGGGATCTTAATTCAGACTATACGACGGACGAAGACTTTACAGGTTTTGGTGGTATACAAAATACAGCTGCGGCTTCTGGTAAAACAGGAGATATAGCTCTTACTACTACTGGACATACAAGTGGAGATTCTTACGTAATAGTTTTGACTCTTATCAAAGAATACTAAAATGGCGACCTCAGGGACTAAGACCTTTCAGTTAACTATAGCGGACACTATTGAAGAAGCTTATGAATTAGCTGGTTTAGAACTTAGGACAGGATATGATGCAGAGACTGCTAGGCGGTCTCTGAACATCATGTTTGCAGATTGGGCTAATAGAGGTGTAAACCTTTGGACTATAGAACAAGTGACCACAAATTTAACAGCAGGAACAAATAGCTATACTTTAAATTCTTATGATATAGATATAGTTTCTGCCGTTATACGACAAATAGACGGATCTACTACAACAGATTTACAATTAACTAGAATAGGTAGGTCAGAGTATCTAAACATACCTGATAAAGCTTCTACTGGAAGACCTACACAATATTTTCTAGACAGGCAAACAACACCTGTCGTAAAAGTCTGGCCAACACCAGACTCTGCTGCTACATACAGATTAGTAGCTAACACTATACAAAGAATAGATGATGTAACAGCATCAGCACAAGACCCAGAAGTGCCTTCAAGATTTATGCCTTGTATGGCTAGTGGACTAGCTTATTACATAGCTTTAAAAAAGAACCCAGAAAGAGTTGGGTTATTGAAACAACAATATGAACAAGATTTTCAATTAGCTGCAGATGAAGACCGTGGAAGAGCTTCTCTGCATTTAGTACCGCACAGGAGTTATCTATAATGGCTTATGCTGTTGGTAAATATTCTAAAGCTCAATGCGACAGGTGTGGGTTTGTATATAAATATACTCAACTAAAAACTGAGTGGAATAATTTAAAAGTTTGTTTCGATTGTTATGAACCTAAACACCCACAACTAGAACCTGTAATAACTCCAACTGACCCTGAAGCTTTGATACAGCCAAGAGGAACAGAACCTGCTCCAACCACAGGGTATGGTATAGTGAAAACAGGAAACACTAAAGACAGCTTAGGAGTTACTGCTCCTTCTATGTTTATAGCCCATAATGATACGATTGGCTCTAGCTTTTTTATAGCTAAGTCTGTGGGGGAACTTGGAGAAGTAACCATTACAACAGGATAAAAGATGACTTGGACTTTATCTACTTTAAAAACAGCAATACAGGATTATTCTGAATCAACAGAATCTTCTTTTGTGACTAATCTGCCAAATTTTATAAAAACAGCAGAAGAAAGAATTTTAAAAGGCGTCCAATTAGACGACTTTATAAAAAACGTAACAGGAACAGCAACAGCTAGTTCTGCATATTTAGGAGCACCTAGCGACTTTTTATCTTCTTTTAGTTTAGCTGTAATAGACGGAAGTTCTAATTACAACTATCTACAATTAAAACACCCAAGTTTTATACGGGATTTTACTCCCGCATCCTCTACAACAGGACTACCAAAATATTATGCGGAGTTTGATGACGATACTTTTATATTAGCACCAACTCCTGACAGTAACTACACATTTGAGCTACACTATTTTTATAGACCCTCATCCCTTACTTCGGCAGGTGATTCTGGTACAACTTGGCTATCAACTAATGCTCCTAATGCATTGTTGTATGGCAGTTTAGTAGAAGCCTTAGTTTACCTAAAAAACTATGAATCACTGCCTATCTATGAACAAAGATTTCAAGAAGCCCTCGCTTTAATGAAAAACCTTGGGGAAGGTAAGTCCACCCAAGATCAATATAGATACGATCAAGTAAGGAGATCACCACAAGCATGAGACTAGAACATCTCGAAGGAGCGACTATCGCTCTAGTCGCAATGGGAGAAAGTCAATTAGATTTCCATTTAGCTAAATCACATAGCAGAACTTGGGACGAAGTTTGGGGAATAAACGCTATGGGTGAAATTACAAAATGTGATAGAATATTTATGCTAGACCCTGCCTCTAGATTTTTAGATTCTGATGCAGCAGGTAGCCAAACAGGTATTATGAAACATTTAGTTCTTAACCATCCTGGACCAATATACACATGTGAGTTAGATGAACGTTGTCCTGGATTAGTAGAGTTTCCTATAGCTGAAGTAGTTAAATCGACTAGATGTTCCTACCTTAACAACACTGTACCTTTTGCTATAGCTTTTGCTTTGTATAATAAAGTAGCTAGATTAGAACTATATGGTATAGATTTTACATATAAAGGTAATTTGCATTTTGCAGAAGCTGGCAGGTCTTGTGTTGAATATTGGTTAGCTAAGTGTATAGAAAATGGAATGACTGTTAGTGTAGCACCTAGATCTGGGTTATTAGACACAGACGTTCCTATACAGGAAAAAATTTATGGTTACCATAGACTAGATAACCCAACCTTAGTTTTGATAGATGAAGATGAAGACGAGTTTTATACAATGGGTTTTAATGAGTATAGCGAAGAATTAGAAAAGAGAAGAAGAAAAGAAGCTGAGCTTATCTCTACTATAAATACCCCACCAGAGGCTAAAAGATATTAACATGATAGAAATAGAAACAGTAAGTAGTATTGGTAACATAAGTGTAGCTACTCAACAAAATAGAGGACACCCTCCAGAATATTGGGCAGAAAGGGCAACAGAAAGAATATGTGGAATATCTGAAGATGCAGCACCCCACGTTAAACAACAAGCAGAAGCTTTCAGAGTAGCTATTTATACCACAATACTTTATTATATTAAACAGAGCATCAATAGTGAAAGATGCACTATGAAAAATTTATTGACTCAACAAGGTCATGAAGATTTAGCTAAAATATTAACGGAGATAAAGTAATGGCAATTACATCAACATTAACCACTAGCTTTAAAAAAGAACTGTTAGAAGCAAAACATAATTTTTTAGCTTCTGGCGGTAACAGTTTTAAACTAGCTTTGTATACCAGTTCTGCTACGATGGGAGCAGCAACCACAGCATACGCAACAACAAATCAAGTAACTGGCACAAACTACACAGCAGGCGGTGCTGCTTTGACTAATATCAACCCAACAACTGGCGGTACTACAGGGTTTACAGACTTTGCTGATCTTACTTTTGGGACAGCTACTGTAACTGCTAGAGGTTGTTTAATCTACAACGACACAGCTAGTGGTGATCCTTCTGTGGCTACTATAGATTTTGGTGGAGATAAAACTTCAACTGCTGGGGATTTTACTATAGTTTTCCCTGCGGCAGCAGCAAGCACAGCTATTATTAGAATAGCTTAGTTTTAAATGGCAGCGATCACTGGTTGGGGTCGAGGCACTTGGGGTTCTGATACTTGGGGTGAGCCTAACCCTGTAACACTTACAGCACCAAATGCTGCAACAGGATCTGTAGGATCTTTAACTGTTGTTGCTAAAGCTAATATTACTCCTGCTTCACAAGTAGGAACTTCTGCTTTAGGTACGGTTTCTATTGATGCAGAAGCAAACGTAACCCTTACAGGACAATCAGGAACTAGCGCACTAGGATCTGTAACAACAGATGCTGAAGCTAATGTTACACCATCTGGACAATCTGCTACAAGTGCTTTAGGCACACCATCTATAGATGCTGAAGCTAATATCACACCCACAGGACAATCAGCCACTGGTGCTGTTTCTGGTGTAGGTGTAAACGGTAACGCAGTAGCAACTTTACCTAGTGCAGTAGGAACTTTAGGTTCTGTTTCGGTAGATGTAGATGGTGAAGCAAATGTTCCTGTAGCGGGATTAAGTGCAACAAGTGCTGTAGGTTCTGTAACAGTACATCATAATGAACTGTTTACATTAGATGGTGTATCTGCAACAAGTGCTGTAGGTTCTGTAACTACAATAGCTAAAGCTACAATAACTCTAGTAGGGGTAGAAGGCATAACAGGAACACCCACAGTTCTTGTTTGGGGTATAATAGACGATAGTCAAGATCCAAGTTGGACAGGGGTAACAGATACACAAGATCCAAGTTGGGCAGGTGTAGACGATACACAAGATTCAAACTGGGAAGATGTGGCTTAACTATTGTGTTAAAAAAGTATATAATCTAACTAACGTGAGGAAGAAATAAATGGCTAGTACATACGTAAATGATCTAAGACTCAATGAAATGGCGACAGGGGACGCGTCAGGAACTTGGGGAACGGTAACGAATACAAACTTAGAGTTGATTGGTGAAGCTTTAGGATATGGCACAGAAGCTATAACTACTAACGCAGATACACATACATCTACAGTAGCAGATGGAGCTACTGATCCAGTAAGGGCTATGTATGTTAAATATACAGGCACATTAGATTCAGCTTGTACTATTACGATTGCACCTAACACAATCAATAGGATGCAATTCATAGAAAACGGGACGAGCGGATCTCAAAATATAGTTATTTCACAAGGCTCTGGTGCTAACGTAACAATACCTCCAGGCGATGTAAAAGCAGTTTACCTAGATGGTGCTGGTTCAGGCGCAGCCGTAGTAGACGCTTTTGCTAGTCTTTCTACAGTAGACTTAAAAGTACAAGACGATTTAACAGTTACAGATGATGTTTCTATAGGTGGTGATTTAGCGACAACAGGTGCTTCTACAGCAGCCAGTTATAACGGCATAACCAGTAAGACCTTTGGCACAAGCTCCATAATGATTGGGGATACGACTACAGGTACTATAGATGCTGCTAATTATAATGTTGGATTAGGTGTAGATGTTTTTGCAGCTTTGACTACTGGTGATGATAATACAGCAGTAGGTTACTTAGCTTTAAATGATAACACTACAGGTGTAAGAAATGTTGCAATAGGTAGCACATCGCTTGATGTAAATACAACTGGTGGTGATAATGTAGCTGTCGGAGCAAACGCTTTAGGGGCTAACACTACAGCTTCTAATAATACAGCGGTAGGTTCGGCTGCTCTTATGGCAAACACAACTGGAGCATTTAATACAGGTTTAGGTAACTCCGCAATGATTGCAAATACAACAGGAGCTAATAATGTTGCAGTAGGTTATCAATCTTTAGACGCTAATACTAC